TGGATTTGTGAGTATAGCAAAAACACTAAAAAGTGTTCCTAATATACCTCCAAGTCCTATTAACAATCCTCCTCCTACAATAACTCCTGCTATTAATTTCCAATTATTTGTAATGAATTCACCAACTTTTACTAATTTCTTCATATTTGCAGGATTTTGTAACCACTTAGACGCAAAATTAAGTCCCATTCCAGTACCTATTAATCCAATAAATGATAATATTTTACCAAATAATCCTTGTACAGGAGATGCTGCTTTAGATGCAGTTTGTGTAAATATATTTCCTGCTCTCTTTCCTTTACCTTCTACTCTATCC